CGTGATATCAGTGCATCGTTTCAGGTCAATCCCCTGAACTATGACCTGATAGCACTCAATAATGAGAATGCGATTGCTAGATCTGTTCGTAATCTCATATTGACAGTTCCTGGTGAGAGACCATTCAATCCAGCATTGGGTTCTGAAGTTTATAGATTATTGTTTGAAAACTTTGATTCTCAAACAGCATTTGCAATCAAAACACAGATTACCAATACGATTAAAAACTTTGAACCAAGAGTATCTCTTGAATCTGTTGATGTGACACCTAACTTTGATGATCATGAGTTCAACGTGACAATCACATATAAGATCGTTGGCATTGACGCAGAAACACAACAACTCCAGTTCGCATTAGAACCAACCAGGTAAGATGCCTTTAGTAAATTTCAGCAATGTCGATTTTGATGAGATTAAACAATCCATCAAAGATTACCTCAGAGCCAATTCCAACTTCACGGATTATGACTTTGAAGGATCGAACCTATCGACTATCATAGACACGTTAGCATATAACACATATATCTCTTCATATAACGCCAACATGGTGACAAATGAAGTGTTCCTTGATAGTGCGACACTGAGAGAGAATGTTGTATCGATCGCAAGAAATATTGGTTACCTTCCCAAATCGAGGAAATCAGCTAAGGCTAATGTATCTTTTTCAGTTGATGTATCAGGATCAAACATTGTAGCTGTCACATTGAAAGCTGGTCCAGTCTCATTGACATCATCAAACTTTGGTAATTCATCATTTACATTCTGTGTCATGGAGGATATTACTGTCCCCGTAGATTCAACTGGTACAGCTGTATTTGATGATATTGAAGTATCTGAAGGTTCATACCTAAATTCAGTATTTGCAGTTAACTCAAGACTTCCCAATCAGAAATTCATCTTACCTAATGCTGGTATTGACACTGATTCGATTCGTGTCATCGTAAGAGAGACACCACTCTCTACTGTCACAAGAAAGTATGTACAATATGATAGTTTAATTGGTGTTGATAAAAATACTCCATTATATTTCTTGAGAGAGACTGAGGGTGAGAGATATGAGTTGTTGTTTGGTGATGGTATATTCGGTACTAAGTTAGAAGAACCAAATCAAATCGAAATTACATATCTGTCCTGTAGTGGTTCAGCTTCCAATGGTGTGTCTAACATGTCATTTGCTGGAAGACTTGAGGATAGTAATGGTGATGCAATTACAACTGGTATTTCTGGTCTGACAGTTAATACACCTGCTGGTGGTGGAGATGAAATTGAGAGTGTTGAATCAGTTAAGAAACTGGCACCTAACATCTATGCATCACAGAATAGAGCTGTAACATCAGTTGACTTTGAAACTATCGTACCAAGAATCTATGATGAGGCTGAGTCAGTAGCAGCATATGGTGGTGAGGAACTTGATCCACCACAGTTTGGTAAAGTCTTCATTAGTATTAAACCATATAATGGTGTTTTCTTATCAGAAGAAGTAAAAAGAAATATTCAACTTGCACTTAGAAAGTATTCTGTAGCTGGTATCATTACAGAAATCATTGATCTGAAATATTTGTATATTGAAGCTTCAACGAATGTTTATTATGATACAAATAAAGCTCCTGGTCCAGCACAGGTAAGGACTCAAGTTACGAATAATATCGTAAAATACTCCGATTCTATTCAGTTAAATAAGTTTGGGGCTAGGTTTAAGTACAGTAAGTTTGGAAAGGTAATTGACGACAGTCATGAAGCCATTACATCAAATATCACAACAATCAACATGAGAAGAGACCTAACACCTTCTCTTAATCAGTTTGTTGAGTACACCCTCGGATTTGGAAATCGTATTTACCTCAAGAGTGAAATTGGTTTCAATATCAAGAGTTCTGGCTTTACCGTAAGTGGTATTAGTGGAACTGTCTATCTTGGAGATGCACCAAATCAAAACCTGACAACTGGAACTGTCTTCTTGTTCAAACTGAACTCACCTACTGAACCAGTTATTGTTAAGAGAAACATTGGAACTATTGATTACATCAAGGGTATCATTACTATGAACCCAATGAATGTTCTCTCCACAGAAGTCTTCCGTGGTACTTCTCTCATTGAAATTTCAGCTTGTCCCTATTCAAATGATGTAATCGGTCTTCAAGACCTCTACTTACAAATGGATACATCTTATTTGACTGTCAATATGATTCCTGATCAAATCTCTTCAGGAAGTGATGTCGCAGGTGGCACCTACACTGTAACATCGAGCTATTCAAACGGATCACTCACACGATAAGAAATAATGACAATAGATAGAGTCAAATTTCAAGATATAGTTGCGAGTCAACTTCCATCTTTTGTACAGGATGACTTTCCACTCCTTTCAGAATTCCTGGAACAGTATTATGTTTCCCAGGAAACTCAAGGTGCTACACTTGATCTGTTGCAGAATATTGATAAGTATGTCGATGTCGATAAGATTACAAACCTTGCATCATCCACAGTTCTGCAATCTGATATTGACTCTGTAGATGAAGATATTGTTGTAGGTGTAAACGGAAACTTTACTGAAGGTTTCCCAGAAAGAAATGGTCTCATTAGAATCAATAATGAGCTCATCATGTATGAGACGAAAAATGATACTACCTTTTTGAATTGTCAGAGAGGTTTTAGTGGTATTACATCATATACTTCAGAAGTCCCTGATAGACTGACATTCCAAGACTCAACCATACCAGATGCTCATCTGAAGGGTGCAGTTGTAGAGAACATGAATGTCTTGTTCTTACAGGAGTTCTTTAAAAAATTAAAGAGACAAATTAGTCCTGGATTTGGTAATAGAAAGTTACAAGTAAATCAAAAGAACTTCATCATTAACAGTGATAGTTTCTATAAGTCAAAAGGAACAGATTCATCATTTAAAATCTTATTCAAGGCTCTCTTTGGAGAGACTGTTGATATCATTCGTCCAAGTCAATTTCTGTTTAGACCATCTGATGCAAATTATAGTGTCACACAGGACATCGTTGTCAAATCAGATGTTGGTGACCCCTTAGAACTCAAAAACCTAACACTGTTCCAGAAATCAACTGGTGCTCGTGGAACTGTAACCAATGTGTCTCAGGTTCAGTATGGTGATGGTAATTACTATCAACTGAGTATTGACTCTGGTTACGAAAGAGATATCAATACTGTTGGTACAATCTATGGTTCATTTCAACCAAACCCAAAGACAAAGATCATAACACAGGTTGCTGCTGGTTCATCAGTAATTGATGTTGATTCAACTATAAGTTTCCCAAAATCAGGAGAACTTGAAATTCTTGATATTGATAATAATTTAGTATCAGTTGCATATACTGGCAAAACTGTTAACCAGTTTCTGAATGTTTCTGGTGTATCCAACACACTCGTCACAAAAACAGATGTAAGACTCAATGATTATTCTTATGCCTATGTTGGTATTGGAACTGATGAAGAAATTAGAGTCAAAATTACATCAACACTGAAAAACTTAAAAGTTGATCAGGGTAATTATTTTTACAATAAAAACGATACTGTTCAAATCAAGTCTCTCGGTATTGAAGATGATTCAATTGCTTCATCCAAATGGTTGAACAATACCAAATCATTTTACAAAGTGAATTCAGTCAGTCTTACTGATGCTCTTGAGAACAAATATTCCGTAAAGACATATGATGCACATCACCTGAGACCTGGATACAGTGTCTTGATGACGGATAATGCTGGCAATTCTATCAGTGCTAATGTTACTGAAGTTACTTCGGAAACTGTTTTTTCCATTAAAGCAACATCACCACTGATTGTTAATAGGTTGTGGACTGTTGAGAATCAACTTCTGAAAGTAAATTCGACAACTTATAGTTTCCTCGATAAGTATATTTCCAACGTTCAGAACACATATACCAATTTTAGTGGTGATGTCCTTGTTGCATCGAACTCACTTCCAAATTATAATGACAATCCAATCAATCCATATAATAAGAGTCTGAAGTTCAGTGGTTCAGCTAGTGGTAATGCTATTGATTTTGGAACTGAACATGGTTTCTATACTGGTGATGCTGTTTTCTATAGCCCAGCAACCATTACAAACACAGTAACAACACCTGACGGATTTACTTTAGTTACAACCAGTGAAAGTAAGTTTGACAATATTGATTCTTCTGTGTTCTACATTAGAAGAATTAATGATACCACTATCAAACTGTCAAGAAGCAGATCTGATCTTTTCAGAGAAGTATATGTAAATCTTAGTGGTTCTGTAACAGATAATGAGTTTACCTATTTTAACTTCTACAACAAACCCCTTACACCGCAAGGGATCTACAGAAAATTCACAACACCAATCAGAGAGGCAGGCAACTTCAAAACTCTCCCTGGTTTCAATGGAATGTTCATCAATGGTGTTGAACTTCTGAACTACAAATCAGATGACTCTGTCTTCTATGGTCCAATCAAGAGTATAGATGTAACTGGTGGAGGAACTGGATATGATATAATCAATCCACCTAGACTTTCGATCTCTGATGCAACTGGAATTGGTGCAACAGGAACAGTTGCAGTTGAAGGATCTCTCGAAAGAAT